GAAGATGCAGAGGCAATTATTCATGTAATTAAAAAATCAGAAAACGATTTAAGAAAACAACAAGTATCAGGTTTCTACAGAGACGTAGATTTAGGTCGACCACAAGACAACGAAACTGCGTTAGAGAAAAAAGAAAGAGAACTCGAGGGGGTTAAGAAAACTATTAACGAAGATGTTTTTACTTTGTTAGAGTGTCATGTAAATCTTGACCTTGAAGGATTTGAAGATAGATCTGCTGATGGTCAACCAACAGGTATCAAGCTTCCATACATTGTAACATTGGAAGAAGGAACACGGACAATTTTATCAATCAGAAGAAACTATGCAATTGATGATCCTCAAAAAGAAAAGATAACTTACTTTGTACATTTTAGATTTTTACCAGGACTTGGCTTTTATGGTTTTGGTTTAATACACATGATCGGCGGTTTATCTAGAACTGCAACATCTGCCCTAAGATCATTGTTAGATGCCGGTACACTCTCCAATCTACCGGCAGGATTTAAAATGCGTGGCATTAGAATGAGAGACGATGCCCAAGCGATTCAACCAGGCGAATTTAGAGACGTGGATGCACCAGGTGGTAACATCAAAGATGCTTTTATGGCTTTGCCATTTAAAGAACCATCGCAAACACTTCTACAACTAATGGGGGTCGTAGTATCAGCAGGTCAAAGATTTGCATCGATCGCTGATATGCAAGTAGGTGATGGGAACCAACAAGCGGCAGTGGGTACGACCGTAGCGCTGTTGGAAAGAGGTAGCAGAACAATGTCTGCAATACACAAAAGAATCTATGTAAGTTTGAAACAAGAGTTCAAACTTCTAGCTCGTGTATTTAAATTATATTTACCAAACGAATATCCGTATGATGTTGTTGGTGGTCAGAGAATGATTAAACAACAAGACTTCGATGATAAGGTAGATATACTTCCAATCGCTGATCCAAATATATTTTCTCAAACTCAAAGAATATCTATGGCTCAAGCTGAGTTACAATTAGCACAATCAAACCCACAGATGCATAATTTATACAATGCATATCGTGCAATGTATGAAGCATTAGGTGTTAAGAACATAGATCTTATTTTAAAACCACAACCACAGCCTCAACCTGTAGATCCAAGTGTTGAAGCTATCTTATCTTTATCAGGAAAACCTTTTCAAGCGTTCAAAGGTCAAGATCATAAAGCACATATTACAGCGCATTTAAATTTTATGACAACTTCTATGGCAAGAGGTAACCCTATAATTACAGCTGCTATGCAAAAAAACATTTTTGAGCACATTTCTTTGATGGCATTGGAACAAGTTGAGATGGAATTCCAAGAACAGATTAGACAATTACAAATGATGTCACAAAATCCTGCTGCAATGCAGAATCCTGAGATGCAACAACAAGCGATGAGCATAAATATGCAGATCGAAGCTAGAAAATCTGTGTTAATTGCAGAAATGTTTGAAGATTTTGCTAAAGAAGAAAAAATATTACTTGGTGATTTTGCAAATGACCCTATTGCGAAGCTAAAATCTAGAGAATTAGACATCAGAGCTCGTGATGACTTCACAAAAGCACAACAAGCACAAGAAAAAATTAATCTTGATCGTATGAAAGCGATGATGAACCAAATGAACAAGGACGAAAAGCTTGAACAAAACGAAGAATTAGCAGAATTACGTGCAGCCACGTCTTTAACAAAGCAAGAAATGGCTAACAGAAGCAAAATTCACGATTTTGGTAGAAACTTTAAGAAAAAATAGGTAGTATTAACTAAGGAGGACATATGCAAAGACTCGATAAAATAAAAAACTTGGCATCTGAGGAAATGAAGACAAAAAAAGATCCTAGATCCGAGATTATCACTAACCAAGATGCGCCTGAAAACAAAATTGGTGTTGGTGAGGAAGTGCAAGTAAGAGGCACGAAGCGAATGTTGAGAGATAAAAGCAAAACTGCAACTTGGTACTAATATGGCTTGGTTTAGTTTAGTAAAAATTGCTTTACAAGCTGGTGGTAAGATATATGCCAATCGTCAAAAGACAAAAATGGCTATGTCAGACGCACAGCTTATGCATGCAGAGAAAATGGCCCGTGGTGAGGAAGCTTACCAAGGTAAACTTCTTGAAGCGAGGCAAAACGACTACAAGGATGAATTTGTTCTTGTAATTATTTCGGCGCCCATAATTGTGTTGATGTGGGCGGTGATGTCGGATGATCCGGCGGCGATGGAAAAGGTAAAACTTTTCTTCGAATACTTTTCAACACTACCGTCATGGTTTACAAACCTGTGGATCCTTGTCGTGGCGAGTATTTTTGGTATCAAGGGAACACAGATATTTAGGAATGGAGGAAAAAAATAATGGCAAACCCTAGATTTAACAAACAAGTCGCTAACTCTCGTAAACCTATGAGAGGTGGTGGAATGTCTACAGCAAGAAGAGACATGAGATCCGGCTTTTACAAAGACGACATGGGTATGAGAGGTGGCGCTATGTATAAAAAAGGCGGAAAAGTTGGTAAGAAGAAACAAGGCTACAAAGCAAGAAAAGATGAATCTATCGCTATGAGAATCAAAAAGAAAAGAACTAAGAAGCAATTAAAAGCTTCTAGAGATGAGTCATACGGAAGATTCGGTAGCAAGATGAAGAAAAAAGGAAAAATAAATAGATAATATGAAACCAATAAGCAAAAGTAAAAACAAAGGCTTGGCTAAATTAGCTAAGAAGAAACCTGAGTTAGCAAAAAAATTTGGTTACAATCCAAATAGAATTGTTGCTAAAAAAGGTGGCAAAGTAAAACATAAGAGGAAAAAATAAATGGCAAAGTTATGTCCTAGAGGAAAAGCAGCAGCGAAGCGTAAGTTCAAGGTATATCCCAGTGCATATGCTAACATGTACGCCTCTGCAGTTTGCTCTGGTAAAATTACACCTGGCGGAAAGAAAGGTCGTAAGAAAGCTGCTAATGGCGGTTTAATCGATATGACTAAAATGAGCTTAGTGTAATGGCTAAAAAAGGATTGCGAGCATGGGTAAAGGAGAATTGGGTCGATATTGCAAACAAGCGATCGGATGGCTCATACCCGAAGTGTGGGCGCAGTGGTGGAGAAAAAAGAAAAAATTATCCAAAATGCGTGCCCATTGCAAAAGCAAGAGCGATGAGCAAAGGGCAACGTGCGGGTGCCGTAAGAAGAAAACAAGCGGTAGCGAACACGGGTCCTAAACCATCAAGAGCAGCAACCTTTGCAAAAAGAAAAAGTGCATACGTTGGAGGATTGATATGAAGATGCAACCATATATTGGAAGTTACATCAAAGGTGACTTAGGTGGTGTTAAAGTATCTAATCCAAGTTTGAGATCTTACTACGGGGATAAGATTATGCCTCGAGAAGGTTTCTCCAAAGGGACAATGCCTGCAAGAAACAAGAAAAACTTTAGACCTACAAAGTCTGGAGCGGGTATGACAAGAGCCGGTGTCAAAGCCTACAGAAGATTAAACCCTGGCTCAAAACTAAAAACAGCCGTGACCGGTAAAGTGAAACCTGGATCAAAAGCTGCTAAACGCAGAAAATCATACTGCGCAAGATCTCTTGGACAATTGAAGAGAGCATCAGCTAAAACAAGAAACGATCCAAACTCACGAATAAGACAGGCACGGAGAAGATGGAAGTGCTAAATGAAAGATCCAAAAGTAGGAACAGGTAAAAAACCTAAAGGTTCAGGTAGGAGACTTTATACAGATGAGAATCCTAAAGATACTGTTAGAATTAAATTTGCGACTCCAACGGACGCTCGTAAAACTGTGGCGAAAGTTAAACGAATCAGTAAGCCATACGCAAGGAAAATACAGATCCTTACGGTTGGTGAACAGAGAGCCAAAGTTATGGGTAAGGCAAAGGTGGCTAGCATATTTAAAAAAGGTAAAGAAGCAATTAGGAAAGGAAGGAAAACGTGAGTAGAAAAGGAATGGTAAATGCATTACGTGCAAGGTTTGAAGCAGACATTGCAGAAGCAGATGCAACAATAAATATTTATCTAAATAGTTCTGTGGGTATCGGAGAACACCCTCAACACTTAGATGAAATAAACAAGCTGTTAGCTAAGATAGCTGAAGCAAAAGATAAACTAGAAGCATTGGAGGATTTTGATGGCTGATTTTGATGAAGGAACAATAATAATACAATTACAAAAAAGATTAAAAGACCAATATCAACAGATAGGCGACGCTATGATTGGTGGCGGGGTTGACAACATGGAGAAGTATAAATATATGTTAGGTCAGGCACATGCCTATCAGTACATTACAGGGGAAATATCCAACCTGCTAAATAAAGGAGCAAAAGATGAGCAAGGAAAAAGCACCATCCTCAGTTTCGGGAACACAAGAAACAAAAATAATAACACCTAAACTAGGATTAGTTGGTGTCAAGAAAGAGAAAGTTCCAATAGAAAAAAAGGAACATTCTAAACTTCCTCAACCTACAGGTTGGAGACTATTAGTTTTACCATTTAAAATGAATGAAAAAACTAAAGGTGGAATTATACACACAGAAACTACTTTGGAACGACAGCAAGTAGCATCGACTTGCGGTTTAGTTCTAGCAATGGGATCACAATGTTATGACAAGGAAAAATTTCCTGATGGTCCTTGGTGCAAAAAAGGAGACTGGGTAATCTTCGCAAGATATGCGGGATCCAGAATACAAATCGATGGCGGGGAGGTTAGACTTTTAAATGATGATGAAGTTTTAGCCACAATAGAAAACCCCGAAGAAATATATCATCAATACTAACATAGG